AACCACAACGGCTCTTCTAAGGTCTTTGCGTTGTCGCACATGAATTTAATCTGTGCGCAACCACCTTCATCATCAACACTCTTTTGTGCCAGTACCTCAAATGATTTTGCAAAGTTGTCTAACTTCAGAATTGCTTTAGTGTCTTCATCGATACCCTTAGGGATACTTGCAAGGATATCTTCCGCTTCAATCTCTTCTTGTGTCTGTGGGACTGCGGGTACTGCTGGCGTAACGCCAAGGAAGTCTTTGAACTCGTTCCAGCTATAGACGTGAATCTCATCGCTGACAACTGACGTTGGCTCTGGTGGATCAAACTTGTGGTTAAACGTCTCAGGTGCGCGCATGATACGTGCGGCATCTGCTGTAACTACTGGGTCAATAGATATATGCTGGAGACATAACGCTTTGAATTTCTCAGCGACCGGCTTCCACTCATCTCGTGGGATGTCCTCATCCATGATCCAGTAGGCATGAACCCCGCCACCTGAGTCAATCACCACTGGGTCAGGTAGCCCAGTCTCCCCAACTAGTTTGTAGAGCGCCGTGTGTGCGTCGCCCTTTGATTGATAGTCTTTCTCTGCACCGACATCTAAGTCAATGAAGAATGATCGCACAAAGAGGCAATCATCTGCTTTCCTGCTGTATCCGTCGAATGTCCCAAGTGCGACGAATGTGTTTAGTTGTTTTGATTTGAACTTCTCAATTTGTTCAAATACGCCATCAAGTGTCTCGGCAAATTTGTTTGAAACCTTTTTGTCAGTCCCAATGCTTGTTATGCAATAGACACCCTGCGTAGGCAATGCTTTCTCGTAGAATTGTTTTAACATGTCTCGCCAGAGTTGAAAAGAGCGGGACTATGCCCGCTCGGTGAATGGGTGGGGGTACTAACCGCTCGTCCGCAAGCTTTTAAACTTTTGACGGCTTTCCCCCCGATTTTTATTTAGTCAAATTTTCTCCCGACCATATCTTCAAGGTAATTTTTAGCCGCCGCAGTGCTCTTTGCAGGTAGAAGTCCTTTGGCGGTATCGCTCTCAATCAGGTCAGTCAGTGTCTCAACCTTGATAAGGTTGTTGTGGCGCAAGGGTTTGCCACGGAACCAACTGAAGACCGTCATGCGAGTTACTTCCAGCGCATTGGCTACGTACTTTGCAGGGAGGTTTGCCTTCACGCAAGCGAGTGCCAACGCAATGCCAGCCCTGTTGGGGTTAGCCTTGTGCAACTCAATCAAAAAAGCTTCGCTGTATGTCCGTGACATTCCTATTCCTTATTTCTTAGACCACTTTTTTACCACGTCGGAGATGTCTTTCTCCTCAGATGTGGCGGCTTTTTTAGACTCGACCTTGACGGGAGGCGCTTCGTCTTCAACGACATCGTTGCGGTGGCTAGGCACTTCAATCTCGCCTGTGCTATCCGCTTGGAACACGTTCATCTTGATAGCGGCTTCAGCGGCAGGGCTCTTGGCTTGTGCGGCAATCGTCAACAAATCCTCATCGGGAACCTTACCAGCTGGTGAGAACACAACCTTTGGCGTAGGAGATTTTGTATCGAAGGCCATCTTAGTGATCACCCGGCCAGCGCTTACGTTATGGCTTGCTAAGTGTTGGATATACGGGCGGAAAGGCCAGCGACCGTTGTCTTCCTTGCCAAACGAGGAAGTAGCAGGCAACACCAACTGCATCACATCGCCTGATGGATCGTTAGGCAAGACCACGGCTGTGCGCCATGACAAGCGGCAAGCTGTACCTGTACCGCCTTGACCCGAACCTTTGACCGACTTAGGGCAGTCAAGGCAGGTTGAAGCGCAGGGAGTTTTGACATCTGCATCGGGCTTCTCGGAGTCAGTAGACCAGCACACTGGGCTGACTTTCTGACCTTCTTGATACGTTGCGTCATAGAACATACGGGAGGCTTTGTGAGCCATCTTGACGAAGATCACGTTCATGTGGCGGTCTTCAATCGCACCGATTTCTTTACCACCAGAATACTTACGGAACACACCACCCTTGATGGAGATGCGTTTGCTACCCTGACGAGCGCCACCTGCAACGGCAAGTGTGTCTTCATCTAAACCAGCGATAGGGGTCATTGCACCGCTGAACATTGTTGCGAGATCGTTACTCATGATAATTTTCCTGTTACTAAATTGAACTTAATTGGAGGGTTTGCGCACGACAATCGTGAACTCCCTCATTACATTCACGCCGGGCGGCAGACCATCGTCTTTATGCTCAGCCATGAACTCCTTGAAATTGCCCTGATGGATACGACGCTCCAGCAAGTCAATCGCCTCGTTGTCTAGAACAAACTTCTTGAAGTTGTCCCAGTCATTTGTAGTGAATCGTTCCTTGAGAGACCGAATCACTGTGCCACTTTCTGTGCGGATACTGCTTGCGTTCGTATCGTTGCAGACCGTTAGCATGGATTGCTCTAGCAGTTTCATCTCCTGCTCTAACTCACCATCTTTTACTTCCCAACCAGACTTGAGTTTCTCACGCTCATTCCGTATTGTCAAGTATATTTTTACTAATTCATCGAGATTTAACTCAGTAGTTTCACTCATATCCCTAACTCCTCTTTGTACAAATCGACTAGTCTCTCGTGCGTATCGACCTTGCCTTGCAACATCTGATAGACCTTGCGTTCGGCTTCTGAGCCTTGCAGATGGACAACTGTCATGCTGTTCTTCTGACCGACTCGATCAATACGGGCGACGCATTGCAGGTATGTCTCAACGCTCATAACGGGAGACCAAAACACAACGGTGTCTGCGGCAGTTAACGTGACGCCATGCGATGCGGACTGTGGTTGAATGACTAAAACTCTTGGATCAGTTTGTGTTTGGAATCGGTTGATAATCTCAGACCGCTCCCTTGCAGGTACATCTCCGTTAATAACTTCATTGGCTACTCCTTGTGAACTTAAATGACGTGCGACTAATACGATGGTGTGTCGGAAAGGAACAAACACGACTACCTTGTGCTTGGTCTCCTCTAATACTTCCATCAGTGCATTCAGGCGTGGTGACACGTCAAACTCCACCACCTCCTTGTCATCGGTATAGATTGCTCCTCCCGACAACTGCAACAACTTACTCAGCTTCGCAGCCGCATTGACAGCGCTGATCTGCTCACCTGCTGCTTCTATCAGCAGTTGGTTCTTTAACTCACGGTAATATCTATTCACCTGGGCCGTCAGTGCGATCTCACGGGTCTGGTACACCAACTCAGGCAGGTCAAGGCAGTCTGCCTTCTCGAAGCGGATCGCAGGTTGGAGAGCGCCAAACACTTCTTGCTGTGCGATAGCGCGGGGTATCCACTTGAACTTGCTGATCGGTTGCATCACACGATCGCGCCAAGCGGTGAAGTACTTGGGTACGCCAGCGGGGTTGACTAGCTTTGCCAAGCCAAACGCATCCAGTGGAGACTGTGAGGCAGGTGTGCCTGTCATCATCCATAGACGGGTTGAGGGGGTGATCAGTTTAGCCAAGGTCTTCCAACGTTTTGTAGATACTGTTTTATATGCGTTGGCTTCATCAATAACAATTAGGTCAAACCCTACTTTACTAATATCTTCTTGAACAATATTGACCCCATCGAAGTTGATGACTACAAATTCGTACTCTCCGTTGATGATCTTCTTGCGCTTGGATGCGTCTCCGTAGGCTACGCCGACCGTTCTGTGCATGGCGGTCTTGAAGATGTCAGCCTGCCAAGCGGAGTACATGATGGACAAGGGGCAGACAACTAGAACTCGTTTGACCAGACCCAACTGCATCAGATAGTCTGCCGCCCATATAACTGAGGAGGTCTTGCCTGTGCCAGCTTCATTGAAACAGAAACAGCGGTCACGCAAGGAGAGGAACGATGCTGTAACTTTTTGGTGAGCGAACGGCTGATACATTCCCGGCCAGTTGTACTCTTTGAGCATTGGGTTAGGAGCATCTCCATAGAGACGTACAAGGCGTTGCATCTCAGCCACGCCCCAATACACCGCTACCTCTGCATTTGTGCCGTCGTCCTTGAGCACTTCGCATCGGTCTATATGTCCCACGAGAAATTGCAACTCGCTTGATGGGATCACCATGTGGACAACTGTATCGCCTACTACATTCATACTGTTCCTTACTAAATTAAAACGTAGCCCCTTACGGGGGCTAGTCGGTCAAGCCTGTCGTGTTTGAAAGGAGAGGGAGATCTAACACCGCTTAACTGACATGGTTATAAAGGGGGAAAGCAACTGCAGATCGGAAACCCCCTGAGCCTACTCACTCATGCCTAACAGTAGAGATTACTTCTTACGTTCTTTCTTACTAGTCTCTGATACCAAGTTTCCTTGGGAGTCACGCTTGAATGAACGATTCTTTGCCGCACTTTGAATGCGCAAACCATTCTTGTTAGAGCCGCCTTTATCGAGGGCTTTAACGTGGGATACATCCTTACCTTCACGCTTATCAGCCTTACCATTGCCGTTAGCATCTGCGCCTGTCTTGTCGATTGAACGACGACCACGCTGACGCTCCATGCGACGCTCATGTTCGCCACGAGCCTTTTGTTGTTGGTACTCTTTGTCGTAAGGTCTAGGTTTATTAACGTAAGCCATTATCTTTCCTTGTGATGGGGGCAAGTGTTCACAGGACACCAGCCGCATAGAGGCGTTGGATTAGGGTTCCAAACATCGTTTGTATACGATGCTTCCATTCTACCCAAGTCAGAATAAAAAGCATCCCAAAGCTTGGGTATGTCTTCTCTAGAATATTCTTCAGTCATAAAACTGTTATGCACTACGAAGAGTAAACCTGCTTTGATTCGGTTGATCTGTGGGTAGTGGGCAAACGCCATGAGCGCCATCAGCTTTAACTGTTTTGGCTCAGGGTACTTGTTGCTTCCAGTCTTGTAGTCAATGATGAACGCAGTATCCCCATCGATGATCATCAAGTCCACGACACCCCGCACCCAGTAGCCCTTGCCGTACTCACATGCCTTACCTTCAGCATCAAGCGCCATTCTCTGCTCGGGGTATCGAGTGCCTTCAATCTCCATGAGCGTATCAAGCACAGGTTTGAACTGCTGATAGTTCTTAGCAAGAGGCGTACCTTCCCCGACATAGTTTTCACAAGCCTTGTGTACCTCATTGCCGTAGTTCATCTGCGCGGTCGGCTTAATATAGAAGCGCTTAAGTACCTTGATTTCTTGGTACTGCTTGGGGCAGTTGAGGTACTGCTTGTAAGACGAGAAAGACCATGTGAAACTCATTTTTTCATACCTCTTACAAACGCGGCAAAGCTAGCCGCTGTGTCGCCAAAGGCTTTCATACTGTCAAACTCTTTGGCAACTTCTTCTAGTGTGTCGTTACGCGTTGTTTTTCTTTCTTCGAGCAACTGCTCCATTTCATCAGCCGCCATCAAATGAAACGGACTGATCGGTATATTGCTCGCCATTGAACGCATCATGCCTATGGTTGTCCTTGCAGTTGTTTCACTCAAAGGTTTCATAGCGGTGCGTCCTCATGGTTGTCAGGGTTAAACTTAGGGACTCGGTTGCCCGTGTCCTTGGGATTTGGGAACGGAGGGAAAGGCCAAGTCATGACTTCTCCTCTTGCTTGGCGTCCATGCAATCCTTGCAAATAAATTTATGTATTGGCCCCATTATTCGGAGAAACCCACCATAAGGTGATTTGTCTTTCTGACATTTCCAACAGCACTTCCGCCTGCCGTTCATGCGTCGCTCGTTTCTTTGTTGCCCCCTTAGAGCCGCAATGTTGCTTGCAATAATATTTTCAAACCCAGTGCCTCTCATGCTTGTCCCCTTGCTCGGATGGCTTTGGCGCACCAGTTGGCTGCATTCCAACCCGGCTCTTCACACACCTTTGCACACGCCTCACGCTCTGCTGCTTCAACAAGGGCAGCAAAATGCTCGATGTCTCCATGCAAGGTCAGCCCATTGCCTTCAATCAGTTTAATAATTTCATCTTTGTTCATTTAAAATTTCCAGTAGCTTTGTGTATTGCTGCCTTTGCAGCCAGATACCCAGTTGTGTAGTCTCCGGGCAGGCTTGGCTCTGGCACTTGCCGCATCAGCCATTGCAGTGATTCAAGTAACTCAGGTGCAGCAGCAGCTAACTTTGCATTCGCCTCACGGTTATCAGGCAGTCGCTTGTCATGGTGCGCTGCGAGTATTGGGGCGTAGCCACCTGTGTAGCCTTTTGCGCTTTCGGGGCGTATTGCCCCGCCTACTGCCCTCCACGGGCCGGGTGTTGGTTTCATACTTTCTCCTTCGGCTTTAGTGCCTCTCATACTTCCTCCGCCTTGTACTCAGAGATACGCTTGTGCAATCTAGCAATCCTTGCCTCGTTGTACGCCACTACGCTCTTGGCATAGTCTGCCGCTGATTCAGCTTTAAGCTTCTCTAACTGTGCCATACGCAACTCCTCTTGGGTGATCTCTACCAGTGTGACGCGACGCATTACCCGCTTATATAATTCTACCATTTTCTCCATCTTAAGTCTCCTTTAATTTGACATATTAACATTCGCCATAGGTCTGTGCGTACTTTGCTTCGCAAGTTACGGGTAAACCACTAGCCCATGCGGGGGGCGTAGACATGCACTCGACGATATATGCAAGCGCCTCATCCTTCTCCGCCTCGGGAACCACGATCACTGCCGCATCATGGACAGTCAGGGCAACACGATACTTCTCGTTGATCTTGATCATCTGCTCTCCCACGATGATTCGCGCCAAGGCTTGAACTACATTCTCAACTAGCGACCCACCCCATAGTGACACTGGGCCCTTGCGTGACTTGTAAACGTATTGGCTTTTAGCCTCATCAGTGTTGAGTTTGAGGTCAGGGTATCGGATCATCAGTCCGTTGGGCAAGCCCACCCCTTCCTTTGTGATCTTGAGGCACTTGTGCTTGCCGTAGTAGTAAGGCTTAGTCTTGTCATCCCAGTTGGCTAGGTCAGCGATCGCCTTGTCGCCATCACGCCATAGCTTAATCACCTTGTCGTTGGCGTCTCGGTATGTATCAACATAGTTCTTAGCCTCCTCCTCAGTAACGATTGCCCCGGGTGGCGTTGTCTTGAGCGTGTGCTGTAACTTTAATGCCCCAGTCCCGTAGCCTAGACCCAAGATGCAGGTCTTACCCACGAAGCGTTCCACTGGGTCAGCCTTGCTTATGGGGCGATCATATATCTTGGTTGCAAAGAGTGAATAGACATCCTCTCCCCTGCGAAACTGCTCGACCACATCATCCTGTCCTGCCAGCCAGACGAGAACCCTCGCCTCAATCTGAGAAGAGTCACAGTTGATGACGATGTGATCGTCAGGTGCTACTACTGCGTTCTTGAGGGCTTTCTTTTTCTTATCTCTACTTGGTAGATTTTGGAAGTTAACCTTATCACTTCCTGCCCAGCGACCAGTATGCGCTCCGTAGTATTTGAGTGGGATGGGTAGGCGTCCTTTGTTACGCTTGCCAACATCAATGAATCTTTCAATCCTTGATTCCTCGATGGTAGATTTTGTGCCGAGTCGCACAGCGCATAGTTGTTGGATAATTGGGTCATCATGTTCAGTGAGTTTTAGAAAGCCTTCGTCATTCTTTGCCAAGGCGTAGGTTTGTTTGCCTGTGGTCTTGCTTTCTTTCATGGGTACTTCAACCGCGCGCTCGACTAACACTTCAGCAAACTGTTTATTACTGGCTAGCCGTTTACGCACCGCCTCAGTGGTCTCACATTTTAACTTCTCCATCAAGCCTTCGAGCAGTTGTTCTTTCTCCTCTTTCAATTCATCGTAGCGCTCTTGCAGTAGCGCATCATCAACAAAGAACACTGGGTGCGTGAACATCCGCAGAGTCATGTCGATCAGCTTCATCTCGTTCTCAGGGAACGCGCTCGACAATATCTTGAACAGTTTGAGGGTAAGGTCTACGTCGTTCTTACAATACTCACCGTATCGCTCAAGTTCTTCTTTGTTGAAGTCGAGCCTAGCCTTACCTTCGGCGGCAATCACTTCGTCACCTTTTGTGCCAATCTCATAGCGGTCAGCCAACGCCTTGAGTGAACCGCCTGCCTCAACGCCATGAATTGCTCTCGCCATACATAGAGTGTCGAACATGAACGCGGGCGTGATGCCGTAGATCCAACTAAGAATTGCTCCATCGAACAGGGTGTTGTGGCACAGAAGCGCACTGCTGCCCCAGTCAAATGACGATAAGAATTCTTTTAGCTTATCCTTACCGCCTGATACCCAGACAGTCGGTTGCTCGTCAACCTTCACGCCCACACCGATAACTTCAAAACGCTTGTCGCGTATGTATTCCTCAGTGGTTTGATGCTTGAAGCCTAGCTTGATCTTGCTATCGTAGTAGGTCTCAAAGTCAATCGTTATCAGTGACATTTTGTTTCTCTAAAAGTTTCTTGTAATACGATGCAGGGAATGGCGCTTTCTTCTCTAAGAGTGTGCGCAACCATTCCGCACCGCCAAGTTGGTTGAGTATCAACCACTGCTTGTCAGACAGTCTGATCTGCCTTCCGATGAGGGGTGCGGGGGGTTTAGGTCTTGGCATGAGGCTTACCCTTTGCTTTGTAGGCGTCATACTGTTTATCAAACTCATCACTAAGAAGCTTAGTGGCTTGATTCATCATGCTTTGTGAGGTAATGACCTTGCTCGGTCTGTTCCCTTCCATGAGGGGTTTACCTTTGAATGTATAAGGCTCCAAATTCAGTTCATCATGACCTTGTGCTAACACACGCATGACCTCGCCATTGAAATGCTCGCGCTGTCTGTTCTTCCTCGGTCAGGATAGACCATGAACCATCTATCACTCGTGACCACTTTGAATACCCTCCCTCAATGAATTCTTCGGGGTTGGTCTTCATTCTTTCCAATAAGATTTCTACTCCAGTCAGCATGACTTTATCTCCTTAATAACTGGTTTCAAAATAGCGACCCACTGAAGCATGGGGGGCTATTTAACAAAAAGTATAGACACAAAAAAAGGCATGGCGAACCATGCCCTCGGGGTTTACTTCAGTGTGGCGATTTCACGAGAAAGATACCATTGCGCTTTGCGCAGGTCTTCTAACTGATTGCCCTTGAGTCCTGACCTAGTAATGTATTTGACGACATTACCCAAGTTGTACCCAAGCTTCTTTGCCTCGATAAAGTCGATTGTCTCGATGCCACCTGTGGTGTAGTGCGCAGGGTGATTAACTGGGTCAGCTTTCACTGGCTCAAACTTAACTGGGGCAGGGGCAACACCCACGACCTCGCCATGTTCTATAGCATAGTCCTCAACTGGGACACCCATCTTTTGTGCCATGATCGCTTGTGTACCTGTTAGGCGATAGAGTAGCTTGCCCTCAGGCTTAGACTCTCTGTTCATCTTCTTCGCCTTGCTCATCAGCACATAGGCGTATGACTTGGCGATGCCTAACTTGGTTACCACTTCTGCAGTCTTGATCTTGGGATTAAGTTCAAGCATCTTGCGAACTTGTAATATACGATTAGTTTTCTTCATGTGCCTTCTCCTTTTTGGTTTGGCGTTTAATTGATACGATGCCAACACTATGTTGGTCTCGTGCTTCTTGCATAGCATCTGCGATCTCATACGCAACTTGGGTTAATTGGGTTGTCACTCCCCCTTTCATAATTAAACCAACCAACGCAAAGCCAGCGTGTAGGTCACGCAGATTGCTACGATCTTCTTCATTCATAATGTTCCTTATAAAAAATGATAGTCAGCTAACTCAATTAGCTTTTGCGCTGACATCTCACCATACTGCTGAGAGAAATACTGCTTCACTTCTTTCATAAACTCCTCTTCTGAAATCATTCCTCTCATGTCTGTAAACCAAGGAGGCAACGCATCCTTAACATAATTACAGTCTTGGTAGATGTTCTCTATCTCCATCTCAACCAACTTTTCAATTAAGTAAGTAAGCGCGCTTTCCATTAAAGTTGTTCCAGTAGACGCGTTAACGCATCAATGTTTGTTTCATCAATGACAAGGGTAAACCCACCATGTCCACGAATGGCTGACATATGTTTCTCTTGTAGGGCAGTAGGCTTGTTGCCGTTCGCTTTCGCCTCTACCCCAATGAACCTCCCCTTGTAACAAATCACAAAGTCAGGGACACCTGCCGAACCATAGCCAGTACCGATCGGCATGGTGAAGTAGGCTCCCTTTGCGTGGAGAATATCTTTGATCTTCTTCTTGACTGTTCCCTCAGGCGTCATTTTGTATCCCACCCTTCAGTGACTCTAAAGTTAATCGATCTACAACTAGGCAGTAGTAGGTCTCGCTTGCCCTCCACCCAACCTCATCGAGTTCGGGGGCGTGTGTGTTTGTGTAGAGTGTCAGTCTAAGTATTTTTGAATCAGGCAAAAACTTTTCTCCATTAGCATTGATCATTGCAAACTTAGACTTCAACACATCAGGCAGAGTGTCATCGGTGTATATGCGATGAAACCCATCAGCCACATACACGATGTACTCATCGTTCAACTTACGAACAGGCAGACGAATCAAATCCCAATTCTTGGGGTGAACCACAGGACTCATTTCCCCAATCAAGTGGGGCATGGGGTAGCCATCCATGCGTGTTCGTAGTTCGTGGGGTTGCTACTGTAAAAGAATACTGCATCAAGCCCCTCGTCATACTTGTCTTGTATTGGGAAATTCAACTTACCAATCCTGCGCATTTCTTTGTTCTCGTAAGAGACTTTCATCATTGTCATCAACGGCACTAACTCGGGATAGTCATCAGGCGTTTTGACTCGCTTGAAGTCTTCAATGATTTCGTACTCGATCTTGCTTGTATCGCTATGTAATACAGTCATCTTGAACTTGCCTATGAGTAAGTGGTGATAGTCATCGATGCCAATGAGATAGAAAGGATTCTTAAAGAACCGCTTGGATTCCTCTCTCTTTATATCTCGTATCCTATCAGCTTCCTTGTAAATGTCAAGTGTATTTTTACATTTATTTAGGTCTAAGGGTACAGAAATACTATCGGTACTTTCCCCTAGTAAGGTAGCCAACATCGCATGAATCTCATCACAAGTAAAAGCATTCTGTTTGTCGCTATTACCTACTGACTTGCGCAGGGCGTGAACACCATTCCTTATCAGCTTGACTTTGTTGTCCATGATGGACTTCTTATCGCGCACAGCGTCCTGGCGCTTTAGTACCGCCATCAATGATGAAAGTTTTGTACTACGAATAGTCTCCCGATCAGACTGATCTGACCCACGAGACTTGGCATAGAAAGGCGTGCGGAAACAATACTCTAACTGATCGTTGTTAGCCCCACCTACCTTGGTAGTCCATACCTTACCAACTGCCAGCCCATTGGGGTGACACATCATGTAAGAATCTTTATCTGTTTGTGGGTAGCCCACATTCATTACCTTACCCATGACCTTCAAGCCATACTTGAATTGCAACTCACGCACCAGTGGGAGTACATCTGAGGCAAGCAACTCGTTTAGTTGTTCCTCTGTACCAAATCCGTCAAGATAATATCTACTCATCATTTCTCTCTCCTAAAAAAGTTATTGCTCGTGTCGTTGCATTGATTGAATATCCCAACGCTTCGATCTTCTTGATTGCGTGTAGCGTGAGAGTCTTAGTCCCTGCTATGTCTGCAAACAGTTGTGCCTTCTCGCACAAGGGGTAGTACTTCAATGTTCCATACACATCCTTCACCTCCACTTGAATCGTATTAGTCATACTGTTTCACCTCCACTCCATCAACCATGACTGTGTAGCCCCACTCGCTAGGCGGATACATCTCTCCATTAACATACTCAACCTTCTTAAACACTTTCTCGTTCGCTTTGTATATCTCCTTGTTCAGTTTGCGTTTGAGATTCAAGAACATCGTGTGCGGTGTGTCCTCATGTGCGCTATACCTACTCATCTGTGAGTCCACGAACCTACGCAAGTTCCAACGCATATTGCCAATGTCCCACGCAAAGATGTAGAGCATTGCTGAATCAAGCGGTGCGGTATCAATTAATTTATCTGCTACCGATGCGTACTCTTTGTGGTCTAGGTAGAAATCACCACTAGGCACATGCTCATTCACTACATCGTTCATCGTTCTCACAAACACCTCGTAGTCCATCGCCTTGGTCATGACCTCAGTCGTCATGTAGAAGTCTGTGTAGCCGGCCAGTAAGTCTTTACCTACCTTGCGATCGACCTTCCTACCAATGACTGTGATTGGCTTGGTTGGTTGCATACTTTCACAGTTGACACGCATGCCTTGATAGATCGGATATGCACCACGAGTCCCATTACCATGGAGTCTTCCTGTCCATATCATCCCACCCATGCGTGAGTTAGTAGATAACTCACCATGCCCATAGGTAGACAAGATGCCTCGGTCACCCTGTCCGTAGCTTGTGCTAGTGAACTCGAACGTATTGTCAGGTCGCACAACGCCAAGTATGTTTGGCGACACCTCGTAGGTGTAATACTCCCATGTCCCATCACCATGCTGATAACTGCGCAGTTTGGGTGAGCCTTGCTTGGCAAGATTGTCATGCTCTGCCTTCGTCAAAGTAACATGCTTCCAACGCTGACCATGAACGATGTCAAACACGCGTTGTCCATCTTCCTCTCGCACAAGAAAGTATTTGGTGTTATGTCTACGGCTACCAATAGGGAATCTATTTACCGACCCACGATAGGGTGAGACGCTATTTGAGATGCTATTGAGCCTCGTGTAGTTCAGTCCTTGCATTTGTTTTCTCCTTTTAGTTCATCCATTTGTTTCAATACCTCACGCCAGTCGACATTGCTTCTACCTGCACCTGCTTCCTCATAGTGCAGATTCATCAACGCCACTAGGTGTGCTTGGCTTCCATGCGTTACTAACATCCGCATCGCGCAATTCCTGTTGAGCCTCATGCGGTTCTCTTTCTCGTCTAGAGATATCTCCTTCCACTCTTCTTCCATTCTGAGCCTCCAGTTTGTCCAGTTCAGTTAAGACTTGTCGCCACATATCGACCTGTAATTCACCGATCGTGTTGATTCTCTCTAGCGCATACAGGTGCGCAGAGTTCGGCAGGTTCTCTAAGAGACTTCTTGCTATCTCATCGACATAGCGGTATTTCACTTTCTCTTGTCCTTTCGTATGCGCTACGGCATATGCGGTTTTGGTTACTGCCAACCACATTGAATTTGTGAATACATCCTCTTTAGTCATCACCGAACATAACCTTCTTACCCATAGGCGGTTCAAAGTCACGGCGTTGCGTAACCATCCACAGGGTTGGGTCAGTAATCTTCCAGTTGATGTCGTTCTCTACATATCCGTCAGTGAACACAAGAACACACTCGGCTTTGAGTTTGTTCTTAACTACGTAGTCACTGACACATGAGACGTGAGTTCCGCCACCGCCTAGTGGTTTGAGCAACTTGGCAATATCGTTGTAGTTGTCCCGAAAGATTTGTTCACCATGCACAACGGTATCCCACCAAAGAACACGCACCGCTTCGGGCTGACAGACCTCGCAAATTGAAACCAGTTCGGTAGCGAACTCGGTTATCTCTGCACTGCCTATCGA